TCCCCTTTGGTGTATCCTGTACCCGAAGTGTCTACTGTTGACGTTGGCTCTACTTCTAAGCCCTTAAATAGTTTAAACTTGTCGCTGTCAGAAGCGTCTTTAAACAGACCCGAGTATTTAGTAGTAGTGCCTGAATCTAAGCTGTATTTTCCGTATAAACCTACGTCTACGCTGTTTTCGCTATTGTCTCTTGCAAGTTCAATAAGTGGGTCTTCTACTGAAAGCGTGTCTGTGTTTACAGTTGTAGTCGTACCATTGACTGTAAGGTTTTGTGCGATTGTTAAGCTACCACCTAACGAAACGTCATCGGGCAAGCCTACTGTAACAGTACCGCCTGAACCTAAAGTAACACCACCACCTGTAACTTCAATTTCATTTGCTGTACCCTGAATAGTAAGCGAAGTGTTACCTTGTACTGCGGTGTTTGCAGTTGAGCCATAGTCTACGCTAATTGTAGGACTTGACCCTTCGCCTGTGTTACTACCTATTGTAACCCCTGTGCCTGTACCTAAATTCTCTACATAGTCGCCTGTGGTGTCTGTGCCTAAAGCGACAGAGTTAGCTTGTATTGTAGCTGTAATGTCTGCGTTTGCACTACCATCAAAAGATACCGAACCCGCTACGTCCCCGCTTAGTGATATTGTGCGAGCTGTTTCTAAAGCACTTGCTGTGTCTGCGTTGCCTGTAAGGTCGCCTGTTACGTTACCTGTTACATTTCCTGTAACATTACCTGTCAAGTTTCCTGTTACGTTTGTAGTAATAGAAGTCGGTAGACCTACTGTAAAGGTTTGGTCTGTAAGACTTACTTCGACCTCGTTTGCAGTACCCTCAATAGTTAACGTCTGCGAATCTAAGTCAACAGCAGAAGTTGTAGTGCCATCTGTAATGTCTAAGTCTTGTGCGGTAATGTTGGAATCGACATAAGTTTTAATAGCCTTTGCAGAGGCGAGAGTGTCATCATTTGCAGAAACGCTTGTAAGGTCTGTGTCTAATACACCGCTTTTAAGGTTGTCTACTTCTAAGTTTGAAACTGTGTTATTGTCTGCGTCTACTGTTTTGTTAGTAAGTGTTTGAGTGTCGCTTAATGTAGCTACTGTACTGTCGATGTTTACAGTTAAGGTTTGGTCTACTGCGCTTGTGTCAATACCAGTTCCGCCCGCTATGTCTAAAGATTGACTATCTAAGTCGATAGAACCTGTTCCAGTATCTCCCTGAAAATCTAAGTCTTCAGCAGTAACCTGAGCATCTACATAAGCTGTTGTAGCTACTTTAGTGCTATTGTCATTTAATGCTTGAGTTGTAGCTGTAACGCCATCAGCAAGAACTGAAGTGGCTGTTACATTACCTGTCAAATCCCCTGTTACGTCACCAGTTACATCGCCTGTTAAATCTCCAGTTACGTTTCCAGTGATATTACCTGTTACGTTACCAGTTACGTTTCCTGTTACATTTCCAGTCAAATCACCTGTAACATCACCTGTAATATCTCCTGTGACGTTCCCTGTCACATTACCTGTTAAATTACCAGTCACGTTACCTGTAACGTCTCCTGTGACATCTCCAGTAACGTCTCCTGTCAAGTCTCCTGTTACATCTCCTGTTACACTACCAGTTAAAGTTCCACCAGTTAGTGTAGCAGTACCATCAGTTAAAGTACCTGCTGTAACAGTTCCTGATACTGTTGGCGAATCAACTAATCCTACAGTAAGTGTTTGACCACTTGCAGAAGTTTCTATTTCGTTAGCTGTTCCAGCTATATCTAATACTTGACTGTCTAAATCTACTGCTCCAGTTCCAGTGTCACCCTGAAAGTCTAAGTCTTGAGCTGTAACATTTGTGTCAACGTAATCTTTTACCGCAGCACTTGTTGGGATTGTAGTATCATTATCGTTATTACCTATTCCGTCTGCTTCATCTACAAATTTAGTTACAGTAATATCTTCTCCTGTGTCTTTGAGAGAGCCGAAAGATACAGTTCCTGTTGCAGTTACCTGACCATCATTACTAAGTGTAACGCCAGTTGAATTACCAGCGCCATCAGTAATTTCTACAGCACCGTCAATAGCTTCATTATCCGAAGTCTTCAACAGCCCTTCGTAAGTATCTTTTATTTTCTGATTAGTTAAACTTGCCATTTATTTTGTTTTTTAATAGGTCTTTGTTATTTACTTTCAATTCTTTGTTTAAGTATTCTTTTAACTTAATTATGTTTTCCTTTTTAGGTTTATACTTGCTTATAGATTCCATCCGTGAAATAATGCGTCTTTGTCTGGGTAAATGTCTTCATTGCTATTCGTGTAATACTCTGGAAACTTAGAATCTGCATTGAAGCTCATATAATCTATAAATCTTTGAGTATAATACTCAGCATAATCTCTCTCTCTACTAATTAATAAATCAACCTCTTCTTTGTTAGCGATTGAGCTGTTTTCTGAATTATGCTTATATACGCCACCATTAGATATTGTATATGCTGCAAATGGCAAGTATTCCGCCATAGCAAAATGAATAAGCATAGGTTGGATATAGTCATTAACAAGATTTAGATAATCTCCTGTTAGGTTGCCGTCAATAATATCTTGGCTAATCTTATTATATAAGTCAGTGCCCATATAATTTCTAACGTGAATCTCTTGTGCTATCTTGATGAACTGAATGAATTTATCGGTATCTACCGAACCACTCATTGCAGTGTTCTTTATAAGGTCAGCTCTCTTTATGAATAATGCAGTTGCCATATTAGTCTTCTTCTTCTATTTGAGGTTCTTCATCAACTTGGTCTTTTTTGACACCAGTCTCTTTTTCTATTTCACTTTCAGATATGGCGTTAGTTAAATCAGTAAACTCAAGTGGTTGTAATGTCTTAAAGTATATATCTAACTCGATTCCGTTATACATAAGGACTTTCTCAAGCTCATCTAAGATTGTTACTTGCATAGGGCGAATAACAGTGTTGTCCATAAGTACAGAAGCCGTTTGTAGCTCTTCTGCGTTGTTTCCAAGACCACTTGTATCTTTGATACCAACGAGCATAGGAGAGACGATTCTGTGCGATACCATTACCTTTCTCATAGATTCATCAGACAAGAACTGATACTGTTGGTGAGCGTCAGATAATTGTACAGGGTCTATTGTAGCTGCAAGTTCTTTAGAGTCGTTAAACGCCAAGATAAATCTACCTGCGTTAGAACTACCGCTAAACTTCTCTACGATACTTCTTTCAATCATTTCTCTTTGCTCTTCTGCTGGAACTCCGTTGTTGAAGTTGATAAGCATAGATGGAGCAAGTCCATTCTGAATGTTATTGATATGGTAGTTTGCAATCTCTTCTTCGAGCTCTGCATACTGTAAACCACCTTGATAATCTACTGGCGAATAGTATTTGTAACCAGCGCGATAAGGCTTGATATACAATATCTCAAGTGGCGACTTAGAGAAACCAAATGCAGGTATTCTCTTTAGCTTATCAGATTGCTTATATTCCGCCCAATTAGAATGGTAGAAGTAAGCCTCTATCTCACCTTTTGAATTGCACTTCTCAGCTCTAAGTGTTTCTACAGGCATATGCTCAACTTGAGCAATCTTCTTTCTGTCTTTAGTGTATATGATTTGAAGTGCAGCCTGACCCATCATTTTGTAGTCGTAGCATATCTTCTTCATACAGTCCTTAGTGAGAAGTTCTTTCATCTCATCGTACTGACTTTCATTCTTATCGCCATCAGTAGCATCAAGTCCTTTACCGTAAATCATTTCTGCAATACCATTAATTGCAGCGTTGTTGGTTGGCGAACCATTATACCTATCAATTAGGTATTCAAAGTAATTGTTATCATCGCCATAAGAAACCCAGTCTTGATTACTGTATTCTTTGATGTCTGGGCGTGAGTAAGACTCAAGGTTTACGATGTGTATCTTACCATCTTTTACTTGAGGTTTAACTCTTCTATTTGTATTTCTTCTCGACTTACTCATAATATAACATATTCGTTGTTATAAGTTGACTCCATTATGTAATCGTTTTTATTAGGGTCATACTTATCGTAATCAGTTTGGTCTGTACAGAATATCATACCTTCGTATAATTCTCCATCAACATCACTTAATTTAATTGTATAAAATGTACCTTCTTTTAGATAGAACACCGATGTTACAGTTGAAAATACATCGGCGTATGCAAATACGAAATCTGGGTCTTGATTCCAGTTTACATCTAATTCATTAAAATAAAAGTCTGTTGTGTGCCAATAATACTCAGAGACGTAATTTGACTCTCTATTAGTTGACTTATCAATCAGAGTCATTGTAACGACTCCGTTGTTTTCTCTTCTTGGTATAACCTTTAGCACTTGTGTGCTATTAGATGTAGTTAAGACGTGCATATTAAAATAACAAAAACAGCACTTTTTGTTTTCA